AGGTATTGCCTGGTCACCACTGAAACCTACTGGTCTACCCGCGTGAGGAGGAACCGTGCCGCTGCCTGAAACCTCCATCGTGTGGCCCCCAGAGCGCTTCTCCGACCTGTACTCGGCGGTCCGCGTAAATGACGCCTGGTACGCCGGGAACGTCGACGTCCTGGCCGAGGAATACCGGAACCAGTCCCGTGTGATCAACCGACCGTCGCAGATGGCGGGTGGCCTGCAGGGTATGGCTGCCCGCTTCTTCTGGGGGAAGCCGACACCGCAGGGTGAGCACCGCACACGGTTGCACGTGCCGGTCGCATCCGACCTCGCCACCACCAGCGCGGACCTTCTCTTCTCGGAGGCGCCCCGGATCCTCTTCCCGGACGGTGTACCGCAGGTGGTGAAGGACCGGGCCGATCAGATCGTGAACACGCCGTCCATGCACTCCACGTTCTTGGAGGCCGCCGAGGTGGCCGCCGCACTGACCGGAGTGTTCCTGCGTGCCGTGTGGGATGCAGAGTTCGAAGACCACGTCATGGTCGACGTGGTGCACCCGGACAAGGCCGTCCCCGAGTGGCGGTGGGGCCGCCTCGCAGCGGTCACATTCTGGACAGTCCTGGACGACGCTGGGAAGCACACGATCCGGCACCTGGAACGCCACGAACCCGGGCGGATCCTCCACGGCCTGTACGTGGGTGAGACCGGCCAGTTGGGCCGCCAAGTCCCCTTGGACGAGAACCCGGCTACCGAATACCTGGCCGACATGGTCGACGCAGAAGGCGGCATCGACACGGGTGTGGACACACTCACTGCCGCGTACATCCCGAACATCAAACCGTCCCGCCGCTGGCGAACCACACCCGACCTGGCACCCTACGGCAGGTCCGACTTTGAGGGCATCGAACCACTCTTCGACTCCTTCGACGAGGTCTACTCCTCCTGGATGCGCGACATCAAGCTCGCGAAGGCCCGCCTGATCATCCCCGAAGGCATGACCGAATCCCGCGGACGCGGTCGCGGCGTCGAGTTCGACGATGACCGGGAGATCTTCACCGAGGCCCCCATGGGCGGGAAGATGGCCGATGCCGGGATCCTCCCCCAGCAATTCCAGATCCGTGTGGAGGAGCACAAGGCCACAGCCATGGAGATTCTCCGGGCGATCCTCCGTGCCGCCGGATACTCGCCCAGCACGTTCGGAGACGACCCCATGGCCGTGTCCACGACAGCGACCGAGGTGAAGGCCCGAGAGCGCATGTCGGAGCGCACAAGGGACAAGAAGTCCCGGTATTGGGCTGCAGCGCTGGCACCGTTCATCCGGACACTGATCAACGTGGACGCCGTCGTGTTTGGCGGCCAGCAGGTCGACGATCTGCCGGAGATCAAGTTCCAGGAGACCACACAGAAGGACCCCCTAGACCTGGCTCAGACCGCGAACCAGCTCCGGTCAGCCATGGCCGCGTCCACGGAGACCCTGGTGCGGATGCAGCATCCGAACTGGGACCGCGACACCGTGAACGAGGAAGTTGAACGCATCCATGCGGAGAACGGCACCATCACGGACCCGCTCACGTTCGACCGCTCATAGCTGAGGTGGTGGTGCCCGCATGAAGTGGACGCCACCACCAGACACGCCCATCGAGGACGTGGTCACGTCCATCATCGGTGAGATTGTCGCCGCGTACGTGCTCGCCGAGGAGGACATCCTCAAAGCGTTCGCTGCCGAGGTGAAGGCCGGTCTCATGCCGGACGAGCTCACGCCGCGTGAACTGGTCCGTCTGAGACGGCATGTGCAGGGCGTAGCCGACCGGCTGGCGACTGCGACCCCGGACATGATCGACACGCTGGTGGCTGTGGCGTCCAAGCGTGGCATGGGCGCAGCGCTCACCCAGCTGTCGGCGCTGCCTGGCCTGCCTGGCCCGTTCCGGCGTGTGGGTGACGCGCAGGCGGTCATGGATGTGATCGGCGACCTGACGTCGGCGTTCGAGGACGTCAGGTCGCGGATCCTGCGGTTCCCCGACGACGTGTACCGGAAGGCAATCGCCGACACCACAGCCCGGAACCTGCTGGTCTCGACCGGGCAGCGGCCAGCGCAAGCGAGCGCGTGGCGTGACCTGATCGGGCAGGGCGTCACCGGGTTCGTGGACAAGGCTGGCCGTCGCTGGAACCTCGCCTCCTACGTGGAGATGGCCAGCAGGACCGCGACGATTCGGGCATACCGGGCGCAGAACGAGCACACCATGCACGCCAACGGGATCTTCCTGGTGAAGATCGTCGGCGGCAACGACATGTGCTCCAAGTGCGGTGCCTGGGTCAACAAAACCCTCTCACTGGATGGGACGCCGGCGGGTGACTACCCGATGCTGTCCGCCGTCGATGACCGCATGGTCACCGTGCACGTCGCCGGGACCATCGACCAGGCCCGTGAGGCTGGCTGGTCTCACCCGAACTGTAGGTGCACCACAGCCTGTGTCCTCCCCGGCGTGGACCCCGTCGTCAAGACCTCCACCTACTCACCGGAGAAGGATCAGGAGCGCGACCGGCTCCGAGCCCTCGAACGCAAGGTTCGCAAGCTCAAGCGTGAGGACCTCCTCGATACCGACCCAACTGTCAAGGCGCGCATCCGTGACACACAAGAGCAGATCCGTGAGCACGTCGAAGCGACCGGCCTGAAACGCCAGCGCCGCCGCGAACAACTCAACCTCGGCCACCAACGCCGCTAGACGCGGCCCAACCCAGGAGGTAAACCCACCATGGCTGACACCAACCCCACCCCCGCTGACGGCGCATCCAACGACGGCGCCGCACAGCCCCAGACCCCGGAGGCCGGGCAGACGCAGACCACGCCCCCGACCCCCGACCCCGCACCCGCCGCGCAGAAGGTCGAAGACCTGCCCGACTGGGCGCAAACCCTCGTGCGCGACCTCCGCGCCGAGAACGCCTCAGCACGCACCAACGCCAAGCAGACGGCAGCGCAGGAAGCCACCGACTCCGTCACCGAGAAGATCGGCAAGGCACTCGGCCTCATCAAGGACGACGACGCCGACGCACCGTCCGTGGAAGACCTCACCAAACAGGTCTCCGCAGCGCAGGCCGCCTCCCGGCAGGCCGCCATCGAACTCGCCGTGTACCGCGCAGCATCCCAGCACGACGGAGACCCCGCCGCGCTCCTCGACTCCCGGACCTTCCTGGCGAAGGTCACGGACCTCGACCCCACCTCTGAGGACTTCGCCACCAAGATCGGCGACGCCATCAAGGAACAGGTCGACACCAACCCCAAGCTCAAGGCGAGCGGCCCGGCGCCCTCCCGCAGTGGTGGGGAGATGGGCGGCAAACAAGAACAGCAGGCGGGCCAGTCCCCCACTGAACTTGCCGCGCTCATCCGCAAGAACCGCATCTACTGACAAGGAGGGCCATCATGGCTCATCAGTTCCTCAAGCCCGAGGTCATCGGCAATGCCGCCCTCGGACTCGTCAAGGAGGACACCATCCTCCCCAACCTGGTCTACCGCGACGCGGAGACCAACTATCAGGGCAACGTCGGCCCCCGCGGCGACAAGGTCCTCATCCCCATCCGTGGCGCCCTCGGCGACGCCCGAGAGCTCGCCTGGCGTGACGCGACCCGCAAGATCGTCACCGACGAGATCAAGGACGCCACCGCTGAGATCAAGCTCGACACCTACCTGTACAAGGCTGTCGGGCTGCTCCGTGAAGAGCAGACCCTCGACATCGCCGACTACGGTGCACAGGTCCTCACCCCCATGACCAACTCCGTCGCCTACGGGGCAGAGAAGCGCATCGCAGCCGCCATCGAGGGCGCCCCCTACACGGAGACCATCACTCTGGCCGACGCAGAGCGTGGCACCTACAACGCCCTCGTGGACGCACGGAAGTTCCTCCGCAAGCACGGTGTCCCCCGCGACGGCCTGGTCGCCATCGCAGGCACCGAGGCCATCGCCCGCGCCCTCAAGGATCCCACGCTGATCGACGCGAACCGCTCCGGCGACTCGAACACCCTGCGTGAGGCCGAGATCGGACGTATCGCCGGGTTCAGCCTGTACGAGTCCGACGTCATCGACGACGACTCGATCTACCT